GGCCCGTGGGACGACGGTCCGGCCCGTGGGACGACGGTCCGGCCCGTGGGACGACGGTCCGGCACGTGGGACGACGGTCCGCTAGGGAGGCAGGGGTTTTTTTGTTGCGCGGGTGTATTCAAGATGGCAGAGCTCTCGAGCCTCGCGGCGCACGATGACTACATGACGCCGAAGAGTGCGTGGGAGGACATACGGCAGTTTATACCTGAGGGGAAGGTTCTGTGGGAGTGCTTCTATGGAGACGGTATGTCTGGCCAGTTTCTGCGTGAGCTTGGGTTTGACGTGATGCATGCCGACGTGGATTTTTATGCTAATGACCTCGGGGATGTGCTTGTGAGCAATCCGCCGTACTCACAGGGCAAGAGAGTCATGGCTCGTCTTGCACAGCTCGACAAGCCGTTCATCATGATAATGCCGAGCTCTAAGATAAACACTCGTTACTTCCGCGAGCACTTCAAAGACAAAGGAGTGCAGATTATCGTCCCAAAGCAGCGCATTCAGTTCACGAAGCTCGTGGATGGAGTTGTGCCTGTTGGGTACCGTAGCCGCGCCTCCTTCGATACGTTTTATTACTGCTATAAGATAGGTCTCGAGCGCGACATCACGTGGCTGTAATAAAAAGGCATGTGGTGCTGTTAAAAAGATGTACCGATGGATGACAGTGGAGGAGGTAGAGTCTATGGTCCCGACGATGGAGGCGCATGATGTGAGTGCCGTGGCGCGCAGTCCGCGTGGGTTCATTGCGGCTTATACGGCATTCAAGACGCCCATGCGCATGGCCATAGAGTGGGTGCCTGGGGAGCGAGTGACATGGGCCCAGAAGAGGGAGCTGTTCATTAGGCGCACACTGGCCCAGTACAAAAAAAAACCGAGCCTCAGGCGGGCTCTTGCACTGATGGCATGGGCTTATGCGCCGAACCTAAGAGGCCTTAACTGAGGCGGTACGATGTGGTACCCACTCTCTGGTACTGACGGGATGCCACGGTCCGGGGTATTGCCTCTCTCTGCAGTGCCGCGAGGGTCTGTGCTGGTGTGTTGGTCTGTACGATACGGGGAGGCACGATGTACTGGTCGATGCTGTGAATGTTGTCGCGGTTATCCCTTATCTCGATTGTCTGCACCCGTGTCGCGCGAGTGCGCGCCTCCCTTGCTTTTGCGCGGCGTGCGAGTTCGATGAGGCTCTCTTTGCGGGAGGCATAGCGATTCACGGCGTTCGCGTGTGCCCGCTTGCTCACGACCTTGCCTCTGTTATTGAGCATCAGGTCGTCGCGGCGCAGGAGGCCGGAAGTCATGCGCGCGGATCCTTCCCATACTTGGGCCTTGGTCCCAAAGCGAGGCATTTTATAGGTGGAATGTAGGTTTTTTTTAATAGAGACTCATGAGCCTGCCTCCCACCAATGCGCCTCCCATCATCGCGCCGCTCCCTCGAGCTCGACGTGCGCGGGCTGCCGCATTGCGTGCAGCCTTTTGCGCTGCTGTTAGTGGAGCTCGTGCCCTTGGTGCCGCTCGTGCCCTTGGGAGAGTGGAAACGGCAGATGCAACGGTTTCCCTCAGAAAATCAGACACTGCGCTACTAGAAGCCGAAGCCCGAAGTGCGGCCCTGCGTCTTGCTGCGGCAGCCCTGGCCTTAGCCCTGCGGGCAGCGACGGCCTCTGGTGCAGCGCGAGTGGTCGCTCTGGCCGCCTTCCTTGCAGCGGCACGCGATGCCTTCTCTGCTGCAGACAAGCGGGCACGAGGGGCTCGCACGTAATTGTAGGCGCCACGGAAGATCGCTCCGCACGCGTCGTTCGCGAGGACCTGCTTGATTGCAGCGTTCCTGAGTCGTAGGTGTGCACCTCGGGGCATTTCTTTTTATGGATATATACCACCGATTTTAATTTCAGATTGTCATAATGACAAAAGGAGAATGAGCTACTACGAAGTCGCCACCGGAATTCCACCGTCTTCGCTTCTTGCATTGTACCAAAAGCAGGGCCTCGCCGACCGGTACGGGGGGTGCTGTATGTGTGCTGGGCAGACTGGTGGCTCGTCTAGCGAGTACAGAAGCTTCATGTCCGACATGATGGCCAAAGGGTACACGCATTCACAGGCAGCTGGGGAATACGAGCGAATGCAGATGAAGGGCGGGTCCGTCGAGATACCGCTAGCAACGGATAGAAGCGGGGCTGTCAACACACCGCATGTCATGTATCAGCTGCCGTGGTCACAGTCATTCGGAGATACAGCGGCTGCTGATGCCGAGGCGCGGGCGCGTTACCTTGACCATTGGCGCTCTGCTGTCCTCTCCCAGAATCGGTGAATTTTACCGATGTAGTTCCGAGAATTTGCGAACTGTGAAAAAAAACGGTGGAGCGTAGGATAAAAGCGCAAGATGCTGTCGTTCCGCAAAGGCACGCCCGTCGCCGTTGTGTGCACCGGGTCAGACGAGGGCAAAAAGATATTCATCGCGCCAGACGACGGTGCGCCTGAGCAGAGCTACGACCCGGAGAGTGTGCTCGACATAGCCCCGAGTAAGACAAGGGTCATGAGCGTGGCGGAGCGCATGAACATCCGCCGGTACCTCTCGTCTGATCCTCCTGAGGAGGCAGCAATGAGTGCGCACATCGCCAAGCTCAAGCGAGAGCTCGCCATAAAGAACAGATACGAGTATTTCAGCGAGGACGGCCTGCTGTGTGTATATCCGAGCAAGCAGAGCGAGAGGGTCTACGTGGCAGGCAAGTCTGGGGCAGGCAAGAGCACATTCACGGCGCAGTACATTCGCGAGTACCAGGAGATGTTCCCAGATAGGCGGGTGGTCCTGTTCAGCACACACGACGACGAGAAGGCATACAAGAAGCTCAACATCGTGCAGGTAGAGCTTGACGAGGAGTTCATGGAAAGCCCGCCGACACTAGACGAGCTTGCCGAGAGCCTCGTGGTGTTCGACGACACGGACAACCTGCAGGACAAGAACCTCCAGAAGACCATCAACGCAGTCAATGCCGACCTGCTTGCCAACGGCCGAAAGTACAACATCCACGTGATCACGCTCGCGCACCAGCTCATGGACTATAGCAGGTCGCGCACACTCCTGAACGAGGCGAACCGCGTGGTCTTCTTCAACGGGGGAAGCGCGTACCACATCCAGCGGTACATGAAGGTATACGCGGGGCTCGAGCCGAAGCAGATACGCCGTATCCTGAATTCCAAGTCGCGATGGACGTGCCTAGGCCTGACAATTCCAAACTACGTGATAAACGAGCACGAGGTGTACCTCATACGCCCTGGGTCATAGAAACGACTAGGTCGTCGGGAGTGATCTTTTCTTTTTTACACGTGGCCATGATCCTGCGGTTGTAGTCCTCAGCGCTCAGGCCATCGTTCCATGAGCGCACCACGCAGTGTCGCCCGCACGTGCTCATCTCGTCGTCCTGCATCTTGAACGGACTGTATGCAACCTGTCTGCCGGCGTGGTACAGCAGGCGAATGAGTTCTGGGTGCTCCTGTCCTGACTCGCGCCTGAACCGGGGGTCTATGAGGTCCAGTGTCTTGTCTGGGAACGTGCCGAACGAGTCGAAGACCTCGGTGCACGGAGATCCCCTGTCGTCTACAGTGTCGTGCACGAGTATCCAGTGCCCATTCCTTGGGCGCTGCTCGTACAGCAGAGCAAATGGGCGCTCAGGGAGTCTGATCATGGATTTCAGGTCTCCGTACGAGTACGTGCGTCCTGGAAGGAGTGCCGAGAGACGTGTACCGCTCATAGGCTCCTTTAGTGGGTCCATTATCAATTGCTTTTTTTACCTATAGTAGAGAGTAAAATGAGCCAGCAACATCACAGCGTCGACCCCATCTTCGGGGCCAATCTTGTGTATTACAATGCCACCGTAGTGAACAACACAGCAGGACCACTCCCTGCCGTTGTCAATGACACGCGTGCGCAAGCTATCATCCACGTGCCTGAGAGATGGGAGCTGTCAATCGTCCGATTCGACGTGGACACGAGCCTGATTCCTGTTGCAAAGCTCCCAATGCTGCCAGCGAGCACTGAGTTCACTGACTTGAGTATAACCTTCGTAGATGAGAACACGTCGCAGATTATTGGGCCGACGTACGGTGTGTCGTTTACGCTTGGACTCGAGACGTCGATGCAGGCAGTCGTTGACTGCATCAACAGCGCTTTCAGAAACTACAACTCGCTCGATGGAACAAAGCCCTCCGACCCACCGTATGTCTGGTACAACGCAGAGCTCGAATTGCTACAGATATTTGCGCCTTCGTCGTGGGTTGAGTCCAATGTGGCGATTTTCGTGAACAAGACGATGCATAGGTACCTTCGAGGCCTGCCGTTCATTTACTACGGACAGCCTGACGGGAGGGATTTTAGGTTGGCGATTGAGCCGTCGTGGCAGGCAGCGGAGAGCGTGCGCCCTGGGTTCCCTGCTGCCATTCAGCAGCCATACGCCTCGTCTGGGCTGATCTACAAGACACAAGAGGCAAAGACGCTGAGCTCGTGGAGTGCTGCGCGTTCCATATACTTGACCACGGACTCGTTCCCGGTGCAGTCCGAAAGCATCCCGAACAGTGTCCTCCTCTCGAACCGTGGGTCGGTGAGCTCATCGAGCATCCCTATCGTCACTGACTTCATTTTCCCGACCGATGGAAACCCTGCAGCAGACAGAGACAGGCTCGAATACCTGCCGACTGCAGAATACCGGATGATACAGCTCGGAGGGCGTGAGCCAATCATGCGCGTGAATCTGCAGGCCTGGTGGACCGATTTCGCTGGAAATTCGTATCCGATCTTTCTCTCAGAGCAGGGGTCGTTCTCTGCAAAGGTGCTTTTCCGGAAGAGGCTGACCGTGCAAGCCTGAAAAAAAAATACCACGTACAGCCATGTAAAAGCAAACCCCGATGTCGATTACCATCGAGCGCCTGAACACCCAGCGTGTCGTTGACCCGCGGACGGACTTGAACTCCTACGAGCGCCGGACGTACCAGATCTTCGATGGTCCATCGGATGTCGGCTACCAGCGCGTGCTCCCTGATGGCGCTCCTAGTGCCTCCTCCATGACCTTCTCATGCAACCCGCCCAGTTCGCGTGTCTTCGTCAACCGCCGAGTGATGGTAACGATGACGTTCGAGCTGACTTTCACGGGGACGACCACGTACCAGAACCTTCTTCAGATGGCAGGGTGCAATGCCCCGGCTGGTGCTGATGGAGCCAACAACTTCGACGGTCCCCGCGCGTACCCTATCGCAAACGCTACCCAGAGCATTCAGGTCTCCCTCAACAACGACCGCCTGTCACAAAACACGAACCGCTTCTACCGCGGCACTACTCGGTATGCAAACCACCACGTGCAGCAGGAGATCGACTACGGCATGACACCGACGATGCTTGACAACGAACAGAGCCTCGACCGGCTATGGCCTCTTGGAATCTCGCCGCTTTTGCCGTACGGTGGCACGCCAAACCAGACTACGCGAGCTGGCTTTGCTGGAGTCGAGATCGTCTCCAATACGGACACACAGGCTGTCGTGCGCCTAACGGTTACTGAGCCGCTGTGGCTTGCGCCGTTCCTGTTTGCACGCGGCGCTCAGGACACTGGACTCATTGGCATCCAGACGATGAGCGTCACGCTCGCACTCGGTGGTCGTGGCAATGGAGTCTTCGGTGGCCTTGCTGGCGCGCTGTGGTCCCACGTCGGAGGAGCCGATAACGAATCGAACATCACCAACGTCTCTGTAGCTGTGGCTAGCGCTGAGATGCTGTTTTCGTATCTCACACCCGACACGCTGCAAATCATCCCTGAGATCAACAACTACCCGTATTCGGAGCCGATCGTTTACACGCAGAGCTTCACGGCACCGATTGCCACAGGTGGTACTCAGCAGCTCGAGTTCAACAACATCCAGCTGAACAGCATCCCGTCTCGAGTGATCATCTTCGTCGGCGAGCGTGACCAGGATTTCGACTACACAAAGACGGACACGTTCTGGGGTATCGAGAACGTAAACCTGTCATTCGACAACCGCGACGCAATCCTGAGCAACGCGTCGAGCCGCGACTTGTTCAACATTGCCGCGAAGAATAACTCGAATTTGACGTGGACTCAGTGGTCTCGGCATACAGGATCGGTTCTTGCTCTCGACTTCGGCGACGACATCCCCCTGCGCTCAAACCAAGCCGTGGGCCTGCGCGGATCTTACAACTTCCGCATGTCTGTGACGGCGCGCAATCTCTCAGGGGTGGCGCAGTACCCACAGCTCACCGTACTCGTCATCTCGACGGGTGTGATGACCGTTGCGCAGCAGAACGTGGTGCGCTCTGTGGGCATATTGTCGAACGAGGACGTTCTCAACTCAAAGACCCAGCCAGCGTTGCCTTACCGCGCAACAGGCGATCTTTACGGCGGGGGATGGTGGGATGACTTCAAAAGTGGGTTCATGAGTGTCATTCGTCCCGTCGCAAATATTGCGTCGAAAATCGTCCCGTTCGTCGCACCAGAGTTCGCCCCTGTAGCACAGGCGATCAACTCGGCAGTAGGGAATGGGATTATCGGAGGCAGGATGATCGGCGGGCGAAGGGTCTCCCGTGCTGCACTTGCGCGCGCGCTTCACTGAAAAAGGCATTTGAAAAAAAACCTCCGCTCATGTATATTTAAAAAAGGAATCGAGGAACAATGGACCTTCGCCTACTCAATGCAGGCAACAGTGCTGACCGGGCCCAGACCTATCAGTGCAACTTCGGGAATATGAGCGCTAACAGCGTCGACGCGAAGGAAATAGCGGCGCAGGAGATTGATGCTCTCGTCTCTTCAGCGGCTGACTTCACGCTACGGGAAACCTCACTGTCGCTTCCCCGCGCTGTACTGAGCCTAAAGGCGATCCCTACCCCGTATGTCTTGACTGAAACGAGCGGGTCGTTCGTCATCTCAGGAGCAAGCGTCTTGAATTACGCGCCCCTTCCAGCCTTCGCGGTTGGGCAGGTACTCGAGTTCGTATGCTCTGGTCAAGTCGTTACGAATGACGGCATCAAGGATTACATCATTGCTCCGTGGTTCAAACTCGCTACTCCGGTTTCGCAGTCTGAAATTTACGCGGGGCTCGATCTGCAGGCAAACGAGGAAGGAGCTTCAAGCTACACATTCTCGAGCATCGTCACAATCACGGCTGTTACTCCGACGACGATCAACTTCGGCTATAGCTCGAGACAACAACGTTCGTGGACAAATGTGAGTCATCCTGACGCTACGTTCTGTGAGTCAGGCGAGCACGACAATGTGCCGTATGACTCGTCGGCAGGTAAGACCCCTTTCACGTCTATCGTCATCTGCATCGGAGATGGTGGAATTGCAGCAGGCAAGAACGTGAGCGTTGTTGCCATGACGAGCTACGTCCGCCTGCTTGCTGGCCCGTCCGGCTACACTCTGCCCACTGTCTAAACGCTACCAGACGGCTCCCTTAGTACCTCGCCCACGGGCGACCCTTTTTTTTGCTCTGGTGGGCTGTTCTCTATTACGCATGCAGAGAAGCAACAAGACACAGAGCGGCACCTGGAATATCGAATAGCTCCGAATACACCAAGCACTAGAGTGGTAGTACCGCCGATTATAGCCAGCACGTCCGCGGTGCTCGTGATGATATTTCCCATTTTTTTTAACGTGTGCCACGATAAAAAACACTGGTACCTTATAGGAAAGGATGGATATACGAAGCATCAACCAGGGAGACTCTAACGATAAGACGAGCCTGAGACCAAGGTTCAACCGTGTTTCCGCATCCAAGTTCCTGCAAGAGAAGCCAGACGGATCATATGTCCCGATAGGAGAGGATCCAGGTCCGCCTGGGCAGGCTGCGACCGTTACCGTGGGAACTACAACGACGGTGAACTACCCGGTTCCGTGCAATGTAACAAATAGCGGTACTAGTAGCGATGCCGTGCTTGATTTCACGCTCTCTAGAGGACCTGCTGCCACGGTAGCAGTGGGCACAACATCCACGCTCGTCCCAGGAAGCTCTTGCTTCGTAAATAACGTAGGCTCGAGTAGTGCAGCAATCCTGAATTTCGGAATAGCCCAGGGACAGACGGGCACCCCGGGCGCTGCGGCGAGCGTCATGGTGGGATCAACGACCACGCTGCCCCCCGGCACACCATGTAGCGTGAGCAATTCCGGAACCACTGATGCCGCGATACTGAATTTCGGAATTGCTCAGGGCGTGAGTGGGACCCCGGGAACTCCCGGAGCTGCTGCAACAGTGTCGATCGGCACAGTGAACGTAGTCGAGCCACCAGGACCCCCGACCGTGGTGAACAGTGGCACGGCGAGCGCTGCTGTGCTGGACTTCGGTCTCGTGCGTGGATCTGACGGGGTTAGTGCGACGATTGCAATCGGAAACGTTACAGCGCTCCCTCCAGGATCCGAGCCGACGGTGGTCAATGATGGAACCGAGACTAACGCAATCCTTGCCTGGGGACTCGTGACTGGAGACACGGGGGAAACTGGAGCGAGCGGCGCAGACGGCGCAGCAGCAAGCGTTGCAGTGGGGTCTGTGGTCGCTCTTGCTCCAGGATCCACCCCCACCGTCGTGAATTCCGGCACAAGCGCCTCCGCGGTGCTGGACTTCGGTCTCGTGAGCGGGGCAGATGGACAGGACGCGACGATTACAGTAGGAACAGTCACGGCCCTCGCACCTGGGTCTACGCCAACCGTGGTAGACAGCGGGACGCCAGGATCTGCTGTGTTTGATTTCGGTCTTGTGACTGGCGACACTGGAGCGACGGGGGCAGGCGGGCCACCGGGCCCTGACGGCCTCGCTGCGTCGATTGCAATCGGCACAGTTTCAGCCGTCGCGTATGGGTCTGCCCCGAACGTCGTGAACGTCGGCACACCAACGGCCGCGGTGCTCGACTGGACACTCGTGACGGGGCCGCAGGGGCCTCCTGGGGCGAGTTCGAGTGTGCTGGAGTATCAATTCCAGACCGCAACAACAGCCCCTCCTGGTACTGGGCACATCAGGCTCGACAACACGCCAGCGCTCACTAACACGATTTACGTCTCACACATCGACGGGAACGGTGTCGACCAGGACTACATCCTGCAGCTCGTGCAGACCGGCTCGAATCTCATTATCCAAAAAAAGAACAATTCCGCGATTTTGTACACGTACGAGATACTGTTCCACGTCGTAAACACTGGATACGTCCGATATGAGGTGAACTTCGTGAGCGCAGCGGGCACGCTTGCAAACAATGACCAGGTCATCCTTCTACTTGTTGCTGTGGGACAGCCTGGGACAGCAGCAACCGTGAACGTAGGGACAGTGACTCAAGTCCCGTATGGTCCGACTGCGATCACCGTGACGAACTCAGGCACAACATCTGCGGCCTTGCTCGATTTCGTTCTATGCCCCGGTCCTGACGGTGCCCCAGGAGCAAACGGCGCGGCCGCTACAGTGGCAGTGGGCACCACCTCGACACTCGCACCGGGAGCACCTGCGAGCGTCGTGAACAGCGGGACGAGCAGCGCGGCCGTGCTTGATTTCGGTATTCCCGCGGGATCTACGGGGCCTACTGGCAGCGCTGCAACTCTGACTATCGGAAGCACGACGACACTGCCAGCAGGCTCCTCCGCCACCGCATCAAACTCAGGGACATCGAGTGCTGCTATCCTGAACCTGGGTATTCCTATCGGAGATCCCGGATCTGCCGCGACCATCGCAGTGGGAAGCGTGACAGGACTATCCCCAGGATCCACACCTACTGTGACAAATGTGGGGAGCTCGAGTGCTGCGGTGCTAAACTTCGGCTTGACAGAGGGAGCGCAGGGCACCGCGGGCCTCGCAGCGACGGTTGCCGTGGGTACCGTGTCGACGCTCGCAGCCGGACAGCCCGCAACGGTTACGAATTCAGGCACTCCGTCTGCGGCTGTCCTTAACTACGGCATACCACAGGGCCAGACTGGGCCACAAGGATCTGCTGCAACGGTTGCAGTGGGTACTGTGTCGACGCTAGCACCCGGAAGCCCTGCAACCGTGACAAATTCAGGGACTTCGTCCGCGGCTGTCCTTAACTATGGCATACCACAAGGCCAGACTGGAACAGGTGCAACGGTGGCCGTGGGTACTGTGTCGACGCTAGCAGCCGGAAGCCCTGCAACCGTGACAAATTCAGGGACTCCGTCCGCGTCTATCTTAAACTATGGAATCCCACAGGGCGTGACTGGGTCACCAGGCTCTGCCGCGACTGTGACAGTGGGTACCGTGTCGACGCTAGCACCCGGAAGTACTGCAACCGTAACAAATTCAGGCACATCGTCTGCGGCAGTGTTGAATTTTGGACTCGTAACGGGAGCTACAGGAAGCGGCTCTAACATCTCTATCGCAAACACTGCAACGAGTGTCAGTGCGCGCCTGTTGTTCACATCGACTGCAAGCGGAAGCACAGCGAGCGTTCTGAACACGCTAGCGTCAGGGCTTACCATTGTACCTTCGACAGGCATCGTGACTTCTACCGCTGGCATTGTTGCTCCTTCGTTTACGGGCGCGCTTATCGGAAACGCCACATCGGCGACAAGCGTGACGAGTTCTAACACGACGACGAGCGTGACTCGTTTCGTAACATTTTGCTCTTCGAATACAGGCTCTGTCACGACCGACCTGCAGACAGGTGGTCCTGTGTCTGGAACACAGCTTACCTATCAGCCAAGCACCGGGCTGTTGACTTCGGCGTCTATGGCTGCAGCGACGTTTACTGGGGACCTTGTTGGGAATGCATCGTCCAGCACGAAGCTGTTCGCCTCTACTACGGGCACATCAATCACGAAGTTCCTTGCACTGACAAGTAACAACTCGGTCAGTACCGCGTCTGATTTTGTTACCTCGGGGACTCTTAGCTATGTCCCATCAACTGGTACGCTTTCTACCACTGTCGTGACGGCTACTACGTTCAATGGCTCGTTCGTCGGAAACGCATCGTCGAGTAGCTCAACGTTCACGCAGCGCGACGCAGCAAACAGTACACGGTACGTTAATTTTGGAACGATCGATTCGTTGGCTGGAGCTAATGACTCCCTGCGCACGGCTACACTATTCACGTTTCTTCCGATCTCTGGAATCCTCAGTGTTCCATCGGTAGTTAGCACCACATTCACAGGGGCGCTGGTCGGAAACGCATCGTCTAGCACTGCTCTGTTTACGACTCGAGACATCGCAAATTCTACGCGGTACATAACGTTCGGAAGTCTTGACTCTGCAGGCGGGGCGAACGACACGCTGCGCACGGCCACCGCGCTGACTTTCGTTCCTCAGTCTGGGCTTCTTTCGGTTCCTGCCGTGACGAGCACTACATTCACAGGCGCACTCGTTGGTAATGCATCGTCGAGCACGCAGGTCACAACCCAGCGCGATGCGGCCAATCTCACCAGGTACCTGATTATGTCGGGAACAGACACCGCCTCGGCGACTGCTGCATCTCTACTCACAGCGACAGCTCTAAATTATAATCCTCTTAGTTCCACGTTGACGTGTGTCAATGCAGTCGTGAGTGGAACTCTTACAGCAAGTGCGTCGAGCGCAGTTTCGCTAGCAGGCGGACTAGCTGGATCTATTCCTCTACAGTCGGGCCCTGGTGTCACGACGATGCTCGGGATTGGAACGGCGGGGTTTATATTAAGGAGTACAGGGACTACGGCGGCATGGAGTACCCCAGGTGGCATGTCGTGCTCGTTCGGCGGGCAGGTGATTGCTGCAGGCAACATCCTCGCATGCGGAGTTCCTGTTGCCCTCACGTCATCTGTCGTTTTGAACTCCGTTCTTGGGACTGCACAGAACACGTATGTGATGCCTTATAGCGGAATCCTTGTAAGCGCGTCGTGTTACTCCGCCACTAGCTCTCCTGCAGCGACTGCTACAATCCATGTTGCAGGATCTGCGACTCCTTCGGTCACAATTGCCGCTGGGTCCTTTACACCAACAGGCACACGGCAGCTAACACTTTCGTCTACAACCACGACGGCTGCAATTGGACAAACGGTGGAAGTTAGGATAAACTCAGGAGTGACAGGCATAACGGTGATAAACCTGTTTTTCGCCTAAAAAAACCGGAGATAAGAACGTTCAAATGCCATACAGGCGGACAGGTCAAAACTCCGCTGTAACTGTGACGGTAACGGTTGGCCAGACTGTGGTAACCGTGATCGTTTCTTGAAAAAAAACCGGAGATAAGCATGCTAAAATGGTAGCCAAAAAGAAGGTAGTCAAAAAGAAGGCAAAGCCACGCGCGAAGCGGGCCCCCTCGGCCACGGCGCTCGCCACGGCGGCACTCAAGCGCGCGCAGACCAAGTCTGTCATGGAGGACGTAAAGTCGAGGTACGCTGCTAAGTACGGAAGGGTGCCCACTGAGGCAATGGCCCGAAGCATCATGGCGGCAATTGCTGCAGGAATCCCAATCGACGCTACCTTCCGCGATCCTGACCCCCTCGTGGTAGCTCCTCCAACGCAGACACAGGTCCCTCTCGTCGCACTCAATAGCGGACCTCTTGGACAGGCCGGAATGCCGCGGGTTGTACCTGCCGCACTGGTCCCGCAGGTTGGCCAGGCTCAGGGCCAGGCTCCTTTTGACAGAGCTGCTGCCGCAAATAGGAGGCTTGCCGCGCTCATGCGACAGCTTAACCCCCCGGCAGTCGCTCCTGCCTTGGCTCCGCTCGTCGGAGAGGTTAGTGGCCCAATCACTGGTAGACTTCGTGGAAACATTGTTCGTGAGAGCGCAGGCATTAGTCGAAGGAAGGCTCCGAGCGCTGCACTCGTCTCTGAGCAGAGTGATGCCATAAGGGGCCGACCACGCGCCGCACTCCAAGGAGAGCAAAGCGAGGCAATCAGGGGCCGATCACGCGCTGCACTCCAAGGAGAGCAGAGCGATGCAATCAGGGGCCGACCACGCGCCGCACTCCAAGGAGAGCAAAGCGAGGCAATCAGGGGCCGACCACGCGCTGCACTCCAAGGCGAGCTTAGCGGGGCACTCGGGCAAGCGCGACAGCTCGCGGAACTCCAAGGCGAGCAAAGCGAAGCAATCAGGGGACGGCCTGTGACTCAACCCCCAGTTCTTGTACAGGACCCTGTATCAGCGAACACAGGCTTATCAACTGCAAGACTACAACAGCGAGACAATGAGCTCACGGTCCTGCGCGAATCAAGGAACGACGCGGTGCGCGCAATGCAGGAACAGGCGCGAGAGGCTGCGAATCAGAGACCAGATCGGGAAGAGAATAAGCTAATTCGTATGTTAAACAACCTTCAAATCGCCCCAGATCTTGGCCCCCTTACAGTCGAGCAGCTCGACTCGACTCAAGCATGGAAAACTGGGCCTCTCGGAGACACTCCCGTCATTCCACAGGCGCCCCCTGGCATGCAGGTTAAAATGAGAATGGCAAGGACCGGTCCCCGTCCAGTCATCAGAAACGGCGTAGTGCAATTTGAGGCTATACCTCCCCTCCCCCCTGTCCTTCTTCCTAATGCCACTCCACCTCCTGTTGACGAGCGCGCTGCGTTTCTTGCCAGGGCTGCGGAAAACGCTGCAAATCTGCAGGCGGCCAGAGAAAGACAGACAGCTGAGGCTACCGCTGCCTACCAGCGGCAGATGGCAGCGAGGAACCCTCGGGCTGTACAGCCTGCCGAGGTCGTGGTGCCCGCCGAGGCTGTGCTCCCTGAAGAGGGGGAGGTGGGCTCATTCGACGATCTCGGCGAGGGCTCCAAGGTCCAGAGCATCGCGTTCCCCATCGGTGAGTGGTCCTCTGCATCAGCTCTACGGTGGCTCCGCGCGCACGGCTTCGTGCCGCAAAAAAAAGGAGAAGCGAAGGCCAACTACCTTCGCTATCGAATTCGCGCGCCACGCTTCTCCCGCTACATTACACGGACGGTACACAGTAAGGGCCGAATGATCCATCTAATCATCGGCGCCTAAAATACAGGATGTTTTTTTTTATTTTTTCTTGGCTTACACAAAGCTGTCTGGAACAGTGAAGTGCTGGTGGAACGCCTTGTGTGCCCACTTGACACCCCACTGCGCGCTCTTTGCGTTGAGCATCTCGAGGTCTATCGCATGCGCGGCGATGAACCCGTCGAACGTCAGCGACCTCACCACTCCCGGGGCGAACCCCTTGACGACGTGCTGCAGGATGTCGTTCTCTACCTTGGCCAGGTGCTGGCTCATGTTAGACCCAAGCGGGTTGTCAGAGTCTGTGGATGGATACTTATACGCTGCCATGATTGCTTTCTGCAGCGCTTTGAACTCTGGGTCGAGCGCGCGCACGAATGCATTCGTTTGCTTCGTCTTGTAGTCCTGGAACATCCCCATCAGTATGTCCAGCTTGTCTAGTCCGGTCTCCGCGAGCACCGCCTCTCTTTCCGCCACGTAGCGCTCGAGATTCGGGCACGATACTCCGAGCTGACGCGCCTCATACACGAGGATCGCAGGCTGGCAGTTGATGATGTCATGATCGACTGCTCCAGTGGGGATCAGGAGGGGGCCACGCAGCGTCTTTGGAAGGGCTCCATGTCCTCGTCCTGTCACACGGCCCCACGTCTTGCGCTCACCATTTTCGAGCTTTCCGTGTCTGTAGGTCACAGGTACCAGGCCTCCGTATGCTACCACTTTCTCGCAGTACTCGCGGCTCAGGTTGAACGAGTTCTGCTTCTGCTCGTCGTATCTCCTGTCTGCGTACGACTTACCAAACATCTTTACCTCCTTGCTATACCGAGGGTTCAGCTCCCTCTCCTTCCTAAGCAGCACGTGCAGCTCTCGCTCTGTAAGGCTGCACACATAGCGCGCCACACGCAGGTCGGACTTCTCGATATAAGTCATATCTGTGGCAACTGGCTCTTTGAAGAGCTTGATCTGTGAGAGCCTGCGCGCTCGCGACACCGCTGTGTACAGCACATTGTTGTTTGAGGACGCCTCCACGGCTATGAACACGTTTCCCTCCACGGTCTCGCCCTGGACGCTGTGCACCGTGTACCCGTGGCGGAGCTCGCAGTTCTTGCCTTTTCCTACCTCGAGTGGCGCCTCGAGCGCGTGCACTATGTCGCCATTGTAGAACCTGCCCGCCTTCTTCGTGACCATGAACTTGGGGTCCTTGCCAGCCGCGCTCATGTAGGCGGTGATCAGGTCCTTGACGTCGTTGCTGTGGCACAGGATCATGTCACGCTTTGGTTCGTACTCTGCCAGGAGGGCCTCTAGCTCAAGCGTGGGGAAGGCCTCTCTTGAGATTCTGCTCCCAGAGCCGCGCACCTTGATCTCGTCCCGAAGATTCTGGAGCACATCCAATAACAACGGGCACTTGCACCGCCAGTTATGGGCCAGCGTATGTGTACGCTCGCACTTTTTGGGATTGAACGGCAGGCGGACCCGTGCACCAAGGACGTCGAAATGCGGGACCTGGCACGGGTCTCCCGCATAGATTATCATTGCATGGGGGTACCTGGTGCGGAGGAATTCTTGGTCGTCCTCTGTGAGCGTGGAGCACTCATCGACCAGGATTATGCTGTAGTGCTTGAACCTGCGCCATTTCGGGTTCATGGTCATGAGGCTCTTGTGGGGCGCAGCGTCGACACCGTACTCGAGACGCTTGTTGGCACAGAGCTTGTGACTTGGACCTGAATAGAGCACGCTTCCCTTTGGTATGCCCTTGTCTGTGAGCACGAAGTGGGTCTTTCCAGCACCTCCAGGCCCCGTGAGATACAGAGTGTGCCTGCTGTCGAAGTCCTCGCCCTCTGTCTCCTCGAGGTGTGGGCTTGAGTGGATGTATCTGGTACCTGGGATGTTGGTCTTCATGAGCTCGTCCTTTACACGGAACACGTTGCGAAGCTCGAACTCATGCGGCTCGAAGTACACGGCATCACACGCCACACGCAAGACCTTGGGGATCTGCATCGCCCTCAGCTGCTCGATTGTGTTGATGCGCGTGCAGCTGACGATTACCCCCGAGATATGGGCCATGTGCAGGGCCTTCTCCCTGTTGTATGTGATGCATATCTCGTCTAGGTTCTCGAAATAGTGCACATACTTGGCCATCGGCGAGGTCTTTGCCTCGTGAGCGATGTGCGACAGGAACTCGCGAGTGCCGCGCACGTACCAGCGGTCGATGTCCTTCTTCATCATGGCACGCCCGACCCACGTCGCGTACAGCTTAGACTCGCCGTCAAGCTCGAGCCACCCATCGTCGTCGAAATTGAACTCGCGTCTGCGCCCCCACGCCCCCGCCACAATTCTGAACTTCGCGCCCATGCTGGTCAGGTATGCAATCTCGCAGCTTGGGTACACACAGCCGTCGACGTACACGCCCCCGAGAATCTTGTCGACCTCCTCGAGATTGGGCCCGAGAACGATGTCCGTGATCTGGTAATACCCAGGGCCGCGGACACGGTCAGTCTTGCGGTGGTCCGTGAAGTCAAACACAAACCCGTCGTACCACTGGCAGCTCTGGAAGTTACGGTATGCACGCGCCTGGTCTACGCATGCGTACTCGCGATTCCCACTCTGAATGCCGCCACACGGCAACTCTAACGCGTACCCACTCGTGTCCGCGGTGTCGATGTGTCCGTTCATGTGGACTCCGGCGCGTATGAACGCAGACAGGTGCGGGTTTTTCTTGTCACAGATCCACGCGTTCTCCATCCCGAACTTCTCGAGCTGCGCGCGCACGAAGTCTCCATGCGGCGCCTTGACTTTGAATGTACCCTCGGCAGTGCATACAGCAACCACCCCGCTCGCGTTGCGCTGAGTCATGTGCCACGTGTCACTCTCGCCGAGCTGCTTCCATTTCGCCTCCAGCTCTCCGCGTGTGACATGAACCACGTTGTTCATCGTCGTCTGTTCGACGTGGCCAATCCTCACGTTTGTCAGCTCCACGGCTCCGATCTTGTTCGACGCTGGCTCGAAGACACGCGGCTCACGGATGCACGGCGTGATGACCGTGATCTGGATGCACGTCCTGTCTGCCACACTCTGCAGTTCTGCATCACTCACTCCGGTCTCGTGGTACTCGACGAGCATCTTCTCGACCTTCTTGGCGAGGCGCGTGAACTTGACGCGCTTCTTTTCGCCCGTCGCCGAGTCGCGCTTAGCGACGATGTACGACAGGAGCGGGGCAATGACGCAATTGAGAGCGCCGTCTCGGTAATGCTGGAACACGTACACGGCAGGCATGGCTTGGCCTTCCACGACGCTGATGGAGAGGAGGTCTCTCCTCCTGTTAGGGTAGAACACCTCACGGTAGAGCAGTCCGTCGTCGTCATCGATCTGCTTAGCGGTAAACGTTTTTGTCTCATCATACGGCTCACCGATCGGCTCTTGGGTCTCAGGGTTCTTGTTGCGTCTGGTGGCAGTGATGATGAATGGGGTGTCAGGCTGTCCGGCGGCGACGAGCTCCGACGCGCGCAGGTTGAGGCGTGCTTCGGTGAGCTGCATGTTGTCGAGCGGCCTGACGATTTGGCGACCGCGGTCGTAGCGCACCGCCTGGTCGACGGCCGCAACGAGCGGGGCAAGGGCTTGGCGTGGGGCTTGACGCTGTGGCGCAAGCTGTCGGAGTGGCATGTCAGCAATCGCGACGAGAGTCGCAAGTGGCGCGGCGCGCAGTGGGGCGCGGCGGACTTCGGGCGCATCGGAGAGGAGCTGGAGGCCGTTCAAAAGTTCAGTCTCGTTTCGTGCCAGTAAACGGGCAGCGCGGCGGCGTACGTTGCGCGGGTCATCGGAAACCTGGCGGGGGGGCATCTATTACCCCCTTGGGGAGAGAAAAAAAAAGGCTCCCTGCCGCACCTCCGCCCCTTCTCGATTTTTTCCCTACCTCATGACGATTCCAACCAAGAGACCCAGGATACCGCCGCCCACAGCGGCCATCGTCGCGCCGCCTGACGGTACGTCTGGGTACGATTTATAGCGCCGCGCCTCGGGGTGCGCCAGATGCCAGGCGTCCAACACCGCCTTCTTCTTCATCTCGCGATACTCAGGATCCTCGTACCTACGGCGGGCATACTCACGAGCGCGTGCGCGTCGGCGGTCAGCGCGCGACAGCGGGGGCGTTGCCTCCGGCTCGGGCATCATCATCTCAAACTCCATCTTGCCCTCTAACGCTACGGTTTTTTTTCCAGCCCGCCCTGCCGCGGTCCCAGGATCACCAGGACCCAGACGTGCAGCGGTGGCAGTCCCCGAGCCCCTGGTCGTAGCAGGTCGCGCACACGTACACGTCGTGCCGACACAAGGTGATAACGCGCAGCCGTGGCTCGAGGCAAGAACTGCAGACGTAGCCGAACGCAGCGGCATTCAGATAGTCGTAGTAATAGTGACGGTGACGGTAATTTGTCCTCTTCACGTGCGGCCTGTCGGTCATCCAGAACGCGACGCGCGCTAGGTAGTACGGCATCGGAATCTCGTACTCAATCAGGTCACGGACGCGCTCTTCCTCCTCCGTGTCCGGTATGCCGTCATACTCCAGGAGCATCTGCGCCTTGTCCGCTCTCACTCTCGCGCAGTACATGCCTGACGGGTGAGTACACAGCGCCCACCTGTTGAAATGACACATGGGCAGGGCCACGACATAGCGCAAACTGTGCAGCAACTTGCTCTTATGTTCGGCCTTATACAGGTCGTGTGCCATTCCGAGCACCTTCTTGACGATGTCCTTCGGTAGTACGCGGGAAAGCGCCATCGCCGCGGCCTCTGCGGTTCCTCTCATCTTGAATACACCCGCGCAACAAAAAAACCCCTGCCTCCCTAGCGGACCGTCGTCCCACGGGCCGGACCGTCGTCCCACGGGCCGGACCGTCGTCCCACGGGCCGGACCGTCGTCCCACGGGCCGGGCAAAATACCACAAATAGCCAGATCCACAGGCCACGTGACACGATTCGTGTCTCATGGTCCGCGGACCGTCGCGGACCGTCCCCCACGGGCCCCCCGCCTTACACGGGAGACACGAAACCACAGTTTTGGGGGGTGCTGTGACACGTTACCGTCACAAAAAAAAGACCCCCA